CACGCAGGGGCGGCTCGTGGCCTCATAAATGGTCGCCGAGGTTGCGAATCCCTCGGCTACATACAAGGTGCCTGGCTCATCCAGTGAGCCTATCATCCAGAACTTGCCGCCTGTCTGACCGCCGGGATGGTAGAGCTTGCCGCCATCCTCGTCGATATATTGCAGGGTGGCCAAGGTGCCATCTGCATCATAGAGAGGCACCATTAACCGGCCATCGCCCGTGGTGCGAACGCCGTGGGTCTGGATGCCCTTGCGTTTAAGATAAGGGTGATCGGGATGAGCTGCGACACCACTGAGCCATATTTTCTCGACCGTCTCACTGGCCACTTTATGCTGGCGTTCTTGTGCGGCTTCGCGCAGAACCTTGGACTCGCTTATTCGTCTGGCGTGGGCCATTTCCTCGAATTCGGTCAGCTTTCGGCCCACATCGGCACGCCATGTGATTTCCAGTCCTGCACGCCAGCACCCAAAACGTCCTGCCGGGATGCCATCACCGAACACCAGATACCAGCCGGGCTTGTCACCGTGGCCGGGGGAGCCTTTGGTGCCAGATCGGAAGCGGTGAATTTTCCCGTCAAAGTGGATTTCCTCTGGCGGTTCCAGACCGGCTGCTTTCATAGCATCAATGAGCTGTGCACCGGGCGGGGCTACCAGCTTCTCAGGGGGTGGTGCCCAAGGGCCACCTAAGACATTTTCAAGGCTAGCCATGTGTCACCGCCTGCTTGTCTGCCCTCAATAATCCCTCGGTTTTGACCTCCAGCTCATACTGCCTGCCCATTGGGGGCGTTTCTCCCCACTGGTAGATCACCTGGGGCCACACATCAAGCGCATCGGCCAGCTTTTTTAAGCTGCCGAAATGGGCAATTGCTTCATCGGTTTTCATGTTTTCCGCCTTCCTTGAAATAATATGTTGACATGGTAGCATCATTTCATTATATTGTCCATATCGCCTCACCCAGACTTATCTGACCGAGGCATTAAAGGAGAAGCAAAGATGAACATTACTACCCGCCCAATCAGCAATACTTTTACCCGCGATTTTTCGATTTCTAAGCAAGTTTTGCTTGGTATTGCAGATTGGGAAGCACAGGACGATGTCGGTCATGTGGCTTTTGGCCACACGGAAGTTGAGGCCGTGGCAAACCTTAAAAACTCGGTGGCAGCATGATCGCCCCCGAACGCTGCAACTGCGGTGCCACCGATTGCCCACGCTGCTATCCGGGAAACCGCCAAGAGCCGAGCGATCGGCATATAGAGCTGGCGCTGGATACGGTGATTGATATTGCGCTGGATTACGGCCAGTGGCCTGCAAATGGTCGAGCCAGATTCGATCTTTACGATTTCCTGCTGGAGGAGCGCGACCCGTCTTTTGCGTGGGAAATGTATGTGGCCAGTTTTTCATCTAATACCGAGGCCTTTGCCGACCGCATCGAGCGTGAGAGCAAGAAAGTCAGATGCATGATCGAAGATCATCTGATCGACTCTGACATCGTTTATGACTTGGCCTGTGAATACGCCGCCGAAGAGGAGGACGAACAATGAGTATCAGTGAAGTTTCTTTTTGGGCTTGCGTTGTTGGCGGTGTGATTACTTTTGCAATCTTAATTTTTACAGAGGGGAAATAAATGGCTATTAAATTGAAATCGACCGGCAGCCTTGCCGAAAATGGGGTGAAGCTGCTGGTCTACGGTGCCGCTGGTGCAGGTAAGACAACCCTGATCAAGACCCTCCCGAACGTTATTGTGCTTTCTGCCGAGGGTGGTTTGTTGTCCATCCAGGATGCCAATTTACCCTACATCGAGATCGGCAGCATGGACGATCTGCGGGAAGCCTTCACCTGGTGCAAGGAAAGCAAGGAGGCTACCGGCTTTGAATCTGTCGTTTTGGACTCAATCAGTGAAGTGGCCGAGGTGGTGCTGCATGAGGAATTGAAGAAACAAAAGGATGGCCGGGCTGCATACGGTGAGATGAACACCACGATGCAGGACTTGATCCGCGCCTTCCGTGACCTGCCCGGCAAGCATGTTTTCATGACTGCCAAGCTGGAAAAGTCAGCCGACGAAATGGGGAGAATTCTCTACAACCCCGGAATGCCCGGCAAGAGCCTGACTCAAGGCTTGCCCTACTTTTTCGACGAGGTGTTGGCGCTGCGGGTCGAGAAGGATGCCGAGGGCACGACACAACGGGCGCTGATGTGTGACTCGGATGGCCTCTGGCTGGCAAAAGATCGATCCGGCAAGTTGGAGGCATGGGAAGCGCCTGATCTGGGTGCCATCATTTCCAAGATCGCGGCAAAAGCATGAGCGACCTTAAAACCCTGAGTGCCGAATGGCTGGTTTTCAAATACGCCGAGGAAAAGGCCACGGCAGATCGCCGCAAGATAGAAGATCAGATGGTCAAGCTGCTGGCGATTCCGCCTGACTTTGAGTCCACCGAGACCGCCGAGCCGGAAGGCTTTGTGGTTAAAGTCTCTGGCCGCATTGACCGCAAGGTTGATGCTGTGAAACTGCAAGAGCTGGCCACTGAAGCCGGATTGTCCGACCACCTTGCCAACCTTTTCCGCTGGAAACCGGAAATCAACATGGCGGTTTGGAAGGCCGCAGATGAATCAATTACTCGCCCACTCGCAGCAGCAATCACGGCCAAACCTGGCCGCCCGTCTTTTAAAATCACCTTTAAGGATTAAATATCATGGCTTTTTTAACTGAAGAATTTAACGTCAACGAACTGCCGGTCGGAAACAACAACTTTGAGCCGTTGCCTGCTGGCTGGTATTCCGCCACCATCTCGCAGTCCGAACTCAAGGACACGAAGGCCGGGAACGGCCAATACATCAAATTGAGGTATGACATTACTGGCCCGACGCACCAAGGCCGGGTGGTGTTTGGCAATCTCAATATCAAGAATCCGAACCCGAAAGCCGAGGAAATCGGTCGCCAGCAGTTGGGTGACATCATGCGGGCGATTGGGCTGGCCAAGGTCACTGACACTGATCAACTGATCGGCGGTGAGCTTGTCATCAAGCTGGAAGTGAAACAGGACGAGACCTACGGGGCCGGGAACGAGGTCAAAGGCTTTAAGTCTGCCTCTGGCAGTCCGGCACCTGCTGCGGCGGTAATCCCTGCCAAGGTCGCTTCAAAGGCACCTGCACCTGCGGCAGCACCCGTCAAGGCCGCACCGCCTTGGGCTAAGAAGTAAAGAAAAGCCCCGGTCTGGATTCCAGCCGGGGCAAATTGGAGACGATATGAAGATTCCTCGTAACGAATACCTGAGCCGTTGTCGTGAATTTGCGTTGCGCGGTCAAGAGTTGCCGCAAACAAAGCTATCAGACCTTGACGTAATCGCCATTAGAAGTGCTGCAAGACAACGGGATAGTTTGCGCCAGCACATCAAAAGCAATCTTAGTAATGACGCATTGGCTAGTAATTTTGGCGTGCATGTCAGGACTGTCGAAAAAATCCTTCAATACAAAACATGGAGTCACCTTGTATGACTGCTATTCCTGAATCAGAGCATAACATCGAAAGCCTGATCGACAAGCACCATGAGGGCCAGGCCGAGGTGCCGCGACCGCATCTTGGGGCCAGCACGCTAGGCCACGCCTGCGACCGCTGGCTGTGGCTGTCGTTCCGGTGGGCTGTGCAGCCGACCTTCCCAGGCCGCATCCTGCGCCTGTTTCGCCGGGGCCGTGAGGAAGAAGTTAATATTATCAACGACCTGCGTGCCATCGGGATGGATGTTCGGAAGGTATCGAGCCAGCATCGGGTGGACTTTGGGAGCCATGTGTCGGGGAGCCTCGATGCCATTATTGACTCTGGCGTGCCGGAAGCGCCGAGGTCAAAACACATTGCCGAGTTCAAGACCGCATCAAAGAAGGCATTTGATGATATGGTCAAGCAGGGGGTGGAGAAGTCCAAGCCTGAGCATTTTATTCAGATGCAGGTCTACATGGCCGGAACGAAGATCGACCGCGCCTTGTATCTGACTGTCTGTAAAGACGATGACCGCATCCACACCGAGCGAGTCAAATACGATAAGGATGTGGCAACCAAGGCCATCGAGCGCGGTAAACGCATTGCCCTAACTGACCGAATGCCGGAACCGATCAGTTCAGACCCGTCCTGGTATCAATGCAAATTCTGCGATGCGCATGACTTCTGCCACGAATCCAAGACCACCAAGCACGTTAATTGCCGCACCTGCGCCCATGCTACGGCATTGCAGGATTCGACATGGCATTGCGCCAGATGGGATGCTGTGATTCCTCTGGATACCCAGAAAGAAGGCTGTGAGAGCCACGTCCTGCACCCTGATCTGGTGCCGTGGAAACGGAAAGACGGGCCGGATGAGTTCACCGCCATCTATGAAATCAACGGGGTCGATCTGGCCAACGGCGAGGGTGACGCTAACGTCTACACCAGTAAAGAATTACTGGCCAACCCTGCTGCCTGTGCTGGCGGTGATCCGTTCGTGGCTGAGTTGAGACAGGACTTTGACGGTAGGGTGGTGGGGTAATGCTCCGTGAATACCAACAACGCACCATCGACCAACTCTACGCATGGTTTGAGGCTGGCAACGCTGGCAATCCATGCCTGGTGCTGCCGACAGGATCAGGCAAGAGCCACATCGTTGCTGCACTGTGCAAGGATGCCGTCCAGAACTGGCCCGAAACCGTTGTCTTGATGCTCACCCATGTCAAAGAACTGATCGAGCAGAACGCTGAGAAAATGCGCCAACACTGGCCCGGTGCGCCGCTTGGCATCTACAGCGCCAGCATCGGCCGCAAGGACCTGGGTGAGCCGATCACCTTTGCCGGTATCCAGTCAGTGCGAAACAAGGCAAAGCAGATTGGCCACGTTGATCTGGTGATCATCGACGAGTGCCACCTGGTCAACCACAAAGACGAGGGCGGCTACCGCAAACTGTTGGGCAACCTGAAAGCCATCAATCCTCATATTCGGGTGATTGGTTTAACGGCCACGCCATACCGCCTTGGGCATGGCTTGATCACCGATGAGCCTGCCTTGTTTGACGATCTGCTAGAGCCGGTCAGCATCGAGGAGCTGGTGTTTAAGGGTTACCTTGCCACCCTGCGGAGCAAAATCACCAAGGCCAAGCTGGACACGACAGGGGTGCATAAGCGCGGGGGTGAGTTCATTGAGTCCGAGCTTCAGGCCGCGGTCGACACCGATGACAAGAATCAGGCGGTGGTGCAGGAGGTAGTTACATTGGCCGGTGAGCGCAAGGCATGGCTGGTGTTTTGCACAGGTGTAAAGCACGCGCAGCACGTTGCCGAAGTCCTGCGCCAGCATGGGGTGGCAACAGAATGCGTGCTGGGAGAAACGCCGAAAAAAGAACGTGAGCGAATAATTGCCGACTTCAAGGCTGGCCGAATCAGAGCATTAACAAATGCCAATGTGCTGACCACGGGATTTGACTACCCAGACATCGATCTGATCGCCATGCTGCGCCCCACTATGTCGCCGGGGCTGTATGTCCAAATGGCTGGCCGGGGAATGAGGGTCAAGAGCCACACCGATCACTGCCTGGTGCTCGACTTTGCCGGGGTAGTCGAGGCGCATGGCCCGATAACTGCTGTTCAAACGCCCAAAAAGGGCGGGGATGGCAATGGCGAGGCACCAGTTAAGGTCTGCGACAACTGCCAGGAATTGTGCGCCATTTCAGCTTCAGTCTGCCCGGCCTGCGGTCATCCTTTCCCGGAGCCGGTCAAGAAAGCAATGGTGCTGCACCACGATGACATCATGGGTCTGGAAGGAAAAGACCTTGAGATTACAACCTGGAACTGGCGCATCCACACCAGCAAAGCCAGCGGTAAATTGATGCTGTCATGCACCTATTACGGGCAATTGAGCGACAAGCCAATAACTGAATACCTGCCGGTTCTCCATGATGGCTATGCAGGCCAGAGGGCGATGCAGCAATTGTTTACGATGGCCGCATCGTCTGGGGCCGATCTTGCCAAGTCATCCACCCTGCAAGGTGACGAGGCGCTGGATTATATGTCGGTGCAGATGAGCAATTCAGCGCCGCCAAAGGCCATTGAATACCGCAAGGATGGGAAGTTCTTTAGAGTCATTAAAAGGAATTGGGAATGAAAACAAGACCGCCAGCGCCGCAATTCGTCACTGATTACCGGGAATGGGTCAAAGCTGGCCCTCCGAAGTGCTGCCACACCTGCGAGAGCTACTGCACCGATGGCCTATGCACCGAGTTCTTCATGGAGCCGCCAGCGGAGTTTGCTGCCACCGTCAACGCTTGCCCGAAGTGGGAATGTGAAGTTCCTTTTTGATAAATAGGAAAATAAAATGAACGAGAAAATTGAAGCTGCAATCACTTACCTGCGGAGCCGGGGAAAATACATTGTTGATGTTGGGTGCAAGTTCATACCGACCAAGCCGGTGCTAACTGATGTGGCTGAGACCATCCGCAGGTATCGGCAGGAGGTGGAGCAGGTGCCATCGGTGCAGTTGGTGAAGGGCAAGAAGAAATGAAGTGTGACTGTGGGTCAAAAACGCGTGTGCTGGACAGCAGGGGGGTGAGCAGGCGCAGGGAGTGTTTGAAATGCTTTATGCGCTTTTCGACGGAGGAAGTGGTTGTCACCAAGCCGGTAAAGTTTATTGAGAAAAAGAAAGTCCAAACTAAAAAGCGCGTCAAAAACATCTTGCCGACAAACAATTGGCAACAAGTGGAAAAGAACACCAGCGCACGCCGAAAGCTGGAAGAACTGCGCGACACCATAAAAGAAGATGATTATGAAAATTATTGATCGAATCACCGTTAAAGAATTGCTTTCCAGAGTTTCTTACAACGCAGAAAGTGGCGAGTTCACTTGGCTATATTGTGATACTTGCAGACCATCATGGAATTCTAGATTTTATGGCAAGAAGGCACTTTGTGCGCCCCACTCAAATGGTTATCTGTTTGGTGCTATTGCCAATCGCAAAATGTTTGCACATCGGGTTGCATGGGCAATGCATCACGGTTGCTGGCCAGATGGCGAGATTGACCATGTGAACCATGACAAAAAAGACAACAGGATTGTCAATCTTCGTGTGGTTCAGAGAACGCAAAACGCCATGAATCTGTCGAAATCAAAGCGCAATTTGTCTGGCGTGACTGGTGTTTTTAAGAGCACACAGACTATGCGATGGCAAGCTCAGATTCGCATTAATAGAAAGTCAATTCACTTGGGATCATTTGAATTGTTTGACGATGCAGTTGCGGCACGCAGAAAGGCGGAGATACAGCATGGCTTCCACCAAAATCACGGCATCTGAGGCAGTTCCCTCTGAACATTTTGAACAGCGCGAACTGGTGCGCTGGTTTAGACAGACTTTCAAAGGTGTCCGTATCTTTGCCATTCCGAACGGCGGGGCAAGAAGCATTATTACCGCTGGGCGGCTCAAGGCCGAGGGCGTATCAGCGGGAGTGCCTGACCTGTTTATACCGGCCTGGCACCTGTGGATTGAGATGAAGCGCACCAAGGGAGGGAGCCTAAGTGCCGAACAGAAGGATTGGATTCAATACCTTGAAAGTGAAAATTATTATTGTATTGTCGGAAAGGGTGCGGAGGATGCCAAAGCAAAGATTAAAGAGTTTTCAAAAAAAGAATTATCAAGTCCATTGATAAGGAAATAATAATGAATACCAATCAGATGAGAACAGCATGATTCCGCAATACGTGCAGCAGTTGTACGCGTACTTTGGAATACCGAAGCCGGAGTGGGGTGAGCACTTCACACAAGACCGAAGTGTTCGCAATGGTCTACGCCCGGAAGTAGCGCGGGTGTATTCGATGTTGTTTCGTGAACTGCAACAGGCCGGGAGAATTAAATGAAACCTCACGTCATAGACGGAGCAGTACTAATCAAACGCATGGCCGTGGTGATGATGGCAGGGCTGTTTGTTGGCGCGGCAGCGGCAGCGGTGGGGTATCGGGTTAAGGAAGTCGAACCCGCGATGCAGAAGGTAGCTTTGGCTGTATGTCCTCTGCCGCAGACCGAGGGGGAGATGACTATCTATGTTGTCGAGAATGGCGCAATCAAATGTTGGAGGTGGAAATGACCGACACGAAGCCGACCCTACCCACTGACAAGGTAAACGCGCTGTGGGTCAAAGCATCCGATGATGCGGAAGGTATGCGACTAGGTTACACAATGCAGCATCATTATTTCGCCGCCCTGCTACAGCGGGAAATGGAGGCCGAGAACGCCGCGCTGAATAAGTAGCCAATAGACCCCAACAAATGGGCCTTTGACCGGGGTCTGGAGAGCTACTAACTACGCATAAGGCCGAGTACCGGCCTTGTCAATAATTAGCGCCTGCCCTCTTGGGCTGAAATTGATGCTGTTGGGTATGCTGATATGCGTCCAGCGGTCGAATTCACGGATGACCTGATCGTAGCCAATGCCGCTGGCAACGATGGCCTTCACTACTTCGTCGGGAGTCATTCCCGGCACTTTAAAGTCGGCAGCGCAGCCAATTCGGTGCTGGCTGGTGTCCTTAGACCCTACCGCGTCATTAACCTTTTTGGTGCGTAATCCCGACGAGATTACGATGGGCTTTCCGGCCAGCACCTCTTTAACCTGCTCCAGAAGGCCCGCCAGTCGCTTCAGGTTAGCCACTTCTTGCTCGTTTGCGATGTTATCCCACCCGTTGCGCTCGGCAGTCTCTGAGGCTGTCAGTTCCTCAAGGGTAAAATGTTCGGTGAGCTTCATTTTGCCGCCTTGGAGAGAAGATCGGTTTTGGCCTGCGAACCAGCCGACGAGCCAAAATAATATGCAATGATGCCCGTCCAAGCGGTGCCTAGACTGCCCAACATCATCAAAATCGCTGGGTTGCTGCTGTCAATCTTGTTGAAAAACATCATTCCCATGATGCCGAAGAAGCCAACGGTTACTGTTCCGGCCAAGATAGAGGGCATCATCGAGCGGGTTGTGGCCTGCATTTCCCTAGCCGACTTTCTATCTTCGACCTCAAGTTTCTCAAAGTTTAGACCCAATTCCTGCGCCTGCTTTTGCAGTTCAATCTCGGCAATCTTGACCTGTGCAATCTGCTCTGCTGACAGTTTGTTATTGGCTATCAGGTCGCCCACCTTGGCCTCGTCTACGCCAATGGCTTTGGAGATGGCAGACACGGCCATGCCAGCCAGAGGGCCACCAAGCGCCGTTGCGATGGTAGGTGCAATCTGTTTGAGCCAGTCCATTTATTTCACCATTTTTGCTGCGGTGTGGTTGAGTATTACCTTAATTGAATTTACATCATCAGGCTTTTTCTTAAAACCAACACTGATATAACCAACTAACTTTCCAATCTCAGGCGGTATAGAGCCTCGGCATACAAACGTCACTTCGTTCTTCACAAACCACTCGCCCACTTTTGAAGAAGGCTTGAAGTCCTCGCAAAGAACTTCACCATTTAGCATGGCTACAACTGCCTTGTTTCTGCCGGGGCTTTCGTTAAAGATGCTGGTGACAGTTCCTTCGACCGATTTATTCCTGCCGTTCTTGTCTACGGCCATTACGGTAGTTCTTTTGTTAATCATCAAATTGGCTTGGTGTACAACAGCAACTTCGCCGCCAGATTCTTTGATTAGCGCACTGGATATATCCATCAATTCGGAATCAGACTTTAGTGAAGCCAGCTTGTCATTAGCAGTAATCGCAGACTTTAAAACTTCCCTGCTTTCCCAAGCAAAAAAACCGACAAAGAAAAATGTAGAGATAACCAAAAGCGTAAACAACTTAAACGGGTTATCAACCCACTTAATCAAGCCAATAACCTTGTCAACATAACTTTCCTGCTGAACCGCTTTTACGGCCACTTTTGGTTTTCTAGCTGCCATGTTAAGCAGCCAACATAGAAAGCTGTTTCATTTGTCGGCCTTGTTTTCAAGTTTCTCAAATATCTTTGCCAGCATACCTTTGATGTCTCGAATGTCATCTTTATAGTCATCTCTTGATACGTAGTCTTTCGGCAAATCCTCGCGCAGCTTTGCTAAGTCGGCTTTCAGTTCCTTGACCGCAGCCCACAGTTCTCTGGCAAACCAGCCAACGACAGTCATTCCTACACCTAGGAACATATTTATTACTTGCTGGTTTTCCATTACTTAGCGCCTTCTGGTTTGTACGGCAAAGAAACTGGATGTTTATAGCAGGCTTTAGGATCGCCCTGCCCTGCCTCAGTCAAAAACGCCGTGTTAGCAGGAACCTGACCTGACGGGCAATGACAGATGGCAATACCATCCGGCCCGCGCTTGCAGTTCCAACTAAAGCAATTGCTGGCCCTAGCACCCTGCTGGATGCTGGCCGGACAAGCCTGAATGACTACCTTCATGTCTTTAGGCTTGTGGCTGAAGTTACTCGCTTCCTGCGGATAGACCATCTTAGGCCAGAAGGTTGACCATACGTGGTCGCTGTCGCTAGGCGCACACGTTCCCTTCATGTTCCCCATAGCAGTGTCTGCGATGTTCTTGCCCTTCAGAATAGGGCAGCGGCAAACAACCTCCGGATACGCTACACCGTTATTCCCGGTGATCGTCTTGCCAGTCGGCTTGCAGGTCGAGGCGGCACACAGGGCAAACTCTCCGTTGCAAATGGTGAGTCCCTGCGCGAAGCTGGCTGTTGAGGCAAGCATGGCGATTGTTAGTGCAATTTGCTTTAGCCAGTTCATTTCAATGTCCTATCTGTCGGGTAAGATCATTTCTCTTAGATTTTGGGCTGGCACATTAAACAGACCAGGTGATGTGCGAGTAATGCTGCTGCCAATTGTTCTTACTTTTTTCTGAATCTCGTCCCACTTTGAATTATCCATCAATGCTTTTTTGATCAGGTCTTTATCTGTAGAAACCAAAATTCTAGCAACTTCTTGTTTTTGTTCTGGAGTCAAATTTGGTTCATTTTTTTGCATCCATTTTCCTAAAATTCTTGCAGCACTAAAAGCATTGCCGCTAAGAACGGCTGAAATTTCTTCACCAGAAATGTTAATGCCTTGTTGCTTTGCTTCAGCTTGCATTGCAAAAGTGTCTGAACCTCCCATAACTTTTCCAGCAGCACGTTGAGACTGTGCGGCAGTAGCAGCCAGTTTCAATATGTTATCAACTTTATCTTGAGGATAAATAACTCTAAAAATAGCACCCTCTTTTGTATTGGCATCCTCCAATTTGCTCATCATTGTTGTTCTGCCGCCAGATGACATTTTTGAACGCAACTGATCCATTACACCAGCCCGATATGCTGACACGGCATCGCCGCCTTTTGCCATTACAGATTGGAATTCAATCTCAATCTCATCTGGACTTTTTCCAAATGCTTTTTTGCCAGAATCAAATGACTCTGTTGTGGTTTTATTGCTGGATGCGGTGGCTCTAGCATCTTTGAGTTTCTGAGAAGATTTGTCAATCTCATCTCTTAATAATTTTTCAAAAGGCTTTAACTCCGTTCCAACATCACCTTGACCTGATTTGAATTTGTTGTTGATTGTTGTCTGAATCCCTCGTCTGGCGGTTTCCATATCCTGAATGTTTGGCGCTCTAACAAACTGAATCTCACCAGCATCATCAATTTTAAAGAATGGTTTTTGACCAGTCTTTGCTAGGTGCAAAGCGTTAATATTTTCAACAGAGTCAGGCGCTCTTTTCAATGCCTCTTTAAGAGAGGACAGCATTGCTGGGGTAATAATTCCACCGGACTCATATGCTTGCTCATAAAGTTGATTTCTTGCCTCTCTCCGTTGTTCTTCAGACGCTTTAAATCCACGCAAAACATTGGGGTCTTTAATGTCACCTGTCAATGTTTGCTGAATGTCTGAAATTACGCCTTCACGCAAGGCCGCTGGCCTAGTTCCTAGTGACTCTCTCAAAATGTTAGCTGGTTGACCGCCTTGTGCATAAAGCAATCGCACTGCGCTCAACAATGATTGATTTTCTGACAAAGGTTCACCAGCAGCAACCCGCTGCACAATCTCGTCTGGTGTCATCCTTGTTGCTTCAGTAATGCGCCTTATTTCAGTTTCGACTGACTTTGAGAATTTATCGCCAAACTTTCTGGCAGCAAAGTCCAAAACAGGATCAGCAAGCGAACCAAGAATCTTTAGACCGCCATAGGCTAATGGGGCTACTACTGCGCCCGTTACTGCACCAGATACTGCTGGCGCAATTCTATCAATGGCTTCGCCCTCGGCCCTTCCAAAGCCACTGCCTGCGCCCATACCGGCACCAACACCCGCAACCTTTGCACCAGCTCGCAATAATGTTG